GCACGAAGCGTGGATCTCGGACCCCAGCAGCAAAATCGCCGACTGGAACGACAGAGATCCGAGGTATCAGTCGGGACTGCTGAAGAAGTGGCAACAGGACATCAAGCGACAGGTCGAACAGGTGCAGATCATTCGCGGCGTGCTGCAGGAGAAGAGAAATGGATGACAGGAGTCAGAGTTACAAAATCGTCTTACTGGCGGTGCTTGAGCTTCTGAAAGAGCAGGGGCGGGCAGGCGCGGGCGAAATGGACGGCCTGAACGCTTATCAGGCGCTGTCAGAGGCGCTTGCGCAGGCCGATGCCTACGGGCTGACGCCAGGGGACATCGGGCTTGATGGGTTTGATCCTGATGAGCTGCTGCGCAAGCCCGTGAAGGCTGCCGCCTAGCCCTTCACCTCGCACCGCACCGCCATTAGCTTGTAGGTGTCGAGGCGGTCTTCGTCGGTGATCGTCTCGATGTAGCGCGCCCACAACACGCCGGCAGGGCGATCGGCCAGCGCGTTCAGGATGAGTGCTTCCATGTCGAACAGCGCGGCATAGACCTTTTCCAGCCGGGTGCGCCCGCCGTCGTCTGGCGCCTCGTCAAACTGCTGCACGGGTGCGCCGAAGTAAATCAGCAGTTCCGTGTTGCGCGTGAGCATCTCGCCCGACACCGTGGTGTCGCCGGGCAGCATGCGCGAGGGCACTACGCGGATGATCGGGTAGTCGGCGGGCGTGATGTTCGGCTCAAGGCCGATCTTGCACGTCTGCACGCCTGGCAGCGCGGCGAGCGCGGCGCGGATCGATTCCAGCAGGGTGATCGGGGGCGTCATGCTCAACCTCGCTCGAGCGGGACGGAGAACACCGACAGCGGCTGCCCGCTGGCGTCTTGCGTGTCGGACTTGGCGAGCACGAGAACGCGGTCGAACTCGCGCTGATAGTGCTTGAGCTTCTGCGCGAACAGGTCATCCGCATCGCCCTGGCATTCCAGGCAGGCAATGATGTAGGTGCGCAGCACCACGAGCTTGTCGCGCCATTTGGCGGCGAAGGCCGCGATGTCATCCACATCGACGCCTGCGCGATACTCGCGGTCATCGGTGCATTGGGCCGCCAGATAGGCGTCGGTGTAGGTCAGCAGTGGCATGGTTCAGTCCCTCAGCGCGCGTTCGACGATTTCAGGCATGCGGCGGATGGCCTCGCGCGCGGCCTCCACCAGGTAGGGGTCGCCCTTGTAGCCGGGGTGACTCACCGCCTTGGCAAACATGAAGCGCCCGTTCGCTCCCGCCCAGCGCAGCGCCTTCTTGTTCTTTGGCTTGATGACGTGCGGGCGCGTGCCCCAATGCACGAACAGCGCATGCGGCGCGCGCTGTGGGTCGTGGCCAATCTCGCGTCCACCAGGGATGGCGCGGTTGTAGAGCGACTGCCGCAGCGCACCGGTCTTGGTGTGCCGGTCGGCGCCGCGCTCGGCCGCGTCATAGACGATCTGCGCCATCTCCATCAGCACGGCGCGCTCCACGCGCTTGGGCACCTCCATCAGGTTGCGCTCGGCCGCGTCCAGGCCGGCGACCTCTATGCGGATCATGGCAGCAGCACTCCGTCTTCAACGTCGGCTGATGGCGCCCCGCGCTCTTGCGTGCGCTCGTCGATGGCATCAAGAAGGTCGGCCAGCGCATCCTGTTCCATGCCGCCGAACTGGATGCCGACGATGCGCCTCATCTGTTCGGCCACCGCGGCACCGGGCAGGCCCGCCATCTGCATCTGTTGCAGCGTCGCCATCTCGGTGGCCACGTCGGCCAGGGTGAAGTCTCGGCGCCATTGAACGTCGGGCGCCACGCTCAGGCCCAGCCAGCGGCGGGACAGCTCCCACGCGCGCCGCTCCAGGTCCTCGATGCGCCCGGCAAACTTCGAGAGCGCGGCATTCAGTGCCTGGAAGCGCATCTGTAGCGCAATCCCGGATTCCTGCTGGTCGGGCGCCTCCACCGCAAGCGCAACATCGTTGATGCGCCGCTCGATTGCGGCGATCTTCTCCAGGTAGATGCGCGCCGGCCCATCGGGCGGGGCGATGAACGCGGGTGCGGCGCCGTTGTGCACTAGCATGTTGTGCGTGCCGATGGCCTCGGCCACCTGGCCGGCATTGAACTGGTGCGCCTGCTCGGGCGGCACGTGGTACGTGAGCAGGCTGAAGGTCTGCGCCCGCAGAATCTCGTCAAGCTCGCTTGTGCGGTTGAAGTGCGCGCGCGACAGATCCGCGATCTGCGAGAACGCGCCGTAGCAGGGGAAGCCGCCCGACTCGGTGAAGATCAGCACCGGGCATTCGCCCAAGGGGTGCATGTCGGCATCGATGACCTGATCACCTTTGCGCGCCTCCCAGCCGACGCGGTCGAAATACCACGTGACCTCGATGCGATCGCCCTCTTCGGTGCTGTATTCGCCCGGAAAGCTCACGTGATCGAGCTTGCCGTCGTCGCCGAGCTGGTAGTCGATCAGGTCTTCCGGGGCGATCGGCAGCCAGTTTGGGACGAAGCGAAACTGGCGCTGATCTTCCAGGGTCGTCGCGAGGCCGGCCGGCGTGTCGATCAAGAGCAGCATCGTGCCGCGCGCCTTGGCTTGCATGATGAAGTCCTGCCAGAAGACGTCGACCGAGTCGCCTTTGCCGTTGATGTCGTCCGCCATGGTTGCGTAGAGCTCATTGGGCAGATCGCGACTCGGCGGGCGTTGCGCCAGGTAGCCCGCAAAGCGCTCGCAGGCGGGTCCAAGAAAGTTTTCGTAGGTTGCCACCTCGTTACGGCGCGCGAACTTGAGGTCGGACTCGCGCGGGTAGCGCACCAGGTATGTTGAGCGCGGCGGCGACGGCTCGCCGGCTGCGTCGTAGGAGATTGCCGGGCGAAAACCGCCCGAGCCCTCCAGTGCGTGGCGAATGAAGCGGAATCGAGTGGAGTCGAAGCGGGCCATCGGGCGTGGCGCCTGCGTGGGGATAACAAAGTCAGCATCTCGCACCGAACTGACACGAACCGCGTTTCGTGTCAGTGCTGCCGCGTAAGGTCGGCGCGTCATTCACCTATCAGGCGCGACGCCTGCCTATCCATGGACATCGAACAACTGAAAGGCACGCTGGGCGACGAGACGTTTGCCCAGCTCAAGACCTACGTCGAAGACCTGAACGGCAAGCTGCGCACGGTGCGCAGCAAGGCCGATGCGGAAACCGCCAAGGCGCGCGAGCTCGCCGCGGCACAGACCAAGCTGATGGAAAAGCTGGGCGTCGAGTCGCTGGACGACCTCGATGCGCTGCCCGACGCCAAGGGCCAGGCCGAAGCCGCGAAGCAGTTCGAAGCCAAGATGAAGAAGCTCGAGCGCGAGCTTTCCGACGCGGCCAAGGCGCGCGACGAGATTGCCAACAAGTACCGCGGCGCGCAGCAAAAGGCCGCGCTGGCCGAGGCGCTCGCTGGACATGAATTTGTCGACCGCGAAGTGGTCGAGGCGTACATCAACCAGCGCGTCACCTGGGAAGGTGACGAGCTGGTGTTCAAGTCCGATGCGGGCGATCTGATCGGCCTGAAGGACGGCGTGTCCGGATTGGTGAAGACCAAGCCCACGCTGCTGAAATCCACCGGCGCGCGAGGCGCTGGCGTCAAGACCGGCGCGGGAAGCGGCGGCATCAAGAACCCGTGGGCGAAGGACAGCTTCAACCTGACTGAGCAGGTCCGCATCGCCAACGAAAACCCGTCTCTCGCGGCGCAGCTCAAGGGCGCCGTCACCGCATAAGGAAACTGAACCATGACCGTAAAGATCGCGGACATTCTCACGCCGGACGTTTGGAACAGCTACGGCGACAACCGCACCAAGGAGCTCTCTGCTCTGTGGCAGGCCGGCATCGTGGCCAATGTGCCGGGCATTCAGGTGCCTAACGGCGGCTCCGTCATCGACATGCCGCACTTCAACGACCTGACCGGCGACGCAGAGAACCTGTCGGACAGCGCCAGCCTGACACCGGGCAAGATCACCACCGGCCAGCAAAAAGCAGTCGTCATCGGCCGCGGCCGCGCCTGGGGCGTCAATGACCTGGCGGGCGTGTTTGCCGGCGCAGATCCTGCAGCCGCCATCATGGACCGCATCGCCGCCTACTGGGCACGCCAGATGCAGGCCGAGCTGATCAGCACCCTGACGGGCGTGTTTGGCGCCGCCTCGATGTCGGGCCTAGTGGCTGACGTTTCGGCCGGCGTCTCTGAGGATCTGCGTACCTTCAACGCCAATACCTTCATTGACGCCACCCAAAAACTGGGTGATGCCAAGTCGGCCGTTACCGCGATCGTGATGCACAGCGCCACCGAGACGTACCTCGCGAAGAAGAACCTGATCGTCTATGAGCGTCCGTCCGAAGGCAGTGACCGCGTGCCGTTCTATATGGGCAAGCGCGTAATCGTCGATGACGGCCTGCCAGTGGCGACGGACACTTACACCAGCTACATCTTCGGGCCGGGCGTGGTGGGATTCTCCGAGCGCCCGGTTGGCGCTGAAAACCTGGAAGTCGATCGCGACATCCTGGCTGGCGAAGACGTGATGGCCATGCGCCGTCGCTTCATCCTGCACCCGGTGGGCACCAAGTGGATTGGCTCTGCCGCGGGCGCATTCCCGACCCGTACCGAGCTGGCTACGGGCACCAACTGGGAGCGCGTGTTTGATGTGAAGTCGATCCCGATGATCGCCTTCAAGCACAAGAACGCCTGATCGCCATGGGCCTGTTCGCATTCAACCGCATGCGACGCCAGCAGGAAGAGGCCGGCAACAAAAAGCCGGCCACGCCTGCACAAACGCCGCAGGACGCACAGCAGAAAACAGCCAAACCCGCAAAAGCAAAGGATTAAATCATGGCCTTCTACACCGCAGACGGATCGAAGTTCTACTTCTCCGAAACCTTCGCCTCGCCGAAGAGCGTCACCGCCCTCACCAACGCCAACCCGGCTGTTGCCACCTCGACCGCCCATGGCCTCATCGATGGCGACGAAGTGCTGCTGCTGTCGGGCTGGGAAGAGGCGACCGAGAACGTCTTCAAGATCGACCAGCTCACCGTCGACACCTTCGGGTTGCTGGGCCTGGACTCGAGCAACACCACCTTCCACCCGATCGGCGCCGGCATCGGCTCGGTGCAAAAGATCAGCACCTGGATCGAAATACCGCAGGTCATGACCATCCAGACCTCGGGCGGCGATCCGCGCTTCATCGACGTGCAACTGCTCGCCAGCCAGTACGCAAGCCGCATCCCCACGGGTTTCAACCCGGTGTCGGCCACGCTCACCATGGCGCACGACCCGTCGAACCTCGTCTATCAGCAGATGCTCGGCATCAGCCGCATCCGCAAGCTGGTCGCCTTCAAGATCGCCGTGGCCGGCGGCGGCGTGTCCTACGGCTACGGCTACCTCTCCGCCTCCGAGGCCCCGTCGCTGCAGTCCGGCCAGGTCAACCAGGTGCAAGTCGCCATGACCTTCCAGAAGCGCATCGTCAGCTACGGCGCGTAAAGCGTGCGCGCGGCAGGCCGGATGCGTCCGGCCCATTGACCCCGCCCGAGTCGATGCACGCCGCGCGCATCCTGACTCGGGCACCCACCGCACCACCACATCGGGCACACCACATGGCAATCAAGATCACCGTATCAAACAAGGTCGGCTTCAAGGTCAAGGGCAGCATCAACAACGAAGCCGGCACCCCTGAGCCGTTCGAGTTCAACCTGATCGCGGACCGACTCGACACCGAAGCCATCCAGGCCGTCACACAGAGCGAAGGCACCCTGGTTGATTTCCTCGCCTCGATCATCACCGACTGGAAGAACGTGAAGGACGAAGACGGCGCCGTGGTGCCGTACTCCGAGGACGCGCTGCGTCAGCTCTGCAAGATCCCCGGCGTGGCCGGTGTGATCTTCAGCACGTACTTTGCCGAAGCGGGCGCCAAGGCAAAAAACTAGCCTCGGTCGCGCGCCGGCTGGCCGAAGACACCGACCATGCCGGCCCGACCGAAGGCAACACCGCACTGGATGCGCTGTTCGCAGCGCGCCCGGCCGCAACAGACGAAGACGAGGTGTATCTGTGGCCCGACTGCGTGCCGATCTGGAATCACTGGCAGGAAGTGCAAACGCAGTGGCGCGCAGGCATGGCCGGCGCCACAGGGCTGGACTACGCCGGGGTGACGGCGTACCTGGGCGCAGCCGAGCCGGACGAAGAAGCCCGTCGCGAGGCGTTCGAAGCGATCAGAAAGGCAGAGCGGGCGGTGCTCAGCGTTTGGGCGGCAAAGTTTGGGCGGCAAAGAAGGGATAGATCGGCATGGCAAATGATTTAGTTATCCGGCTACGCGCCGACGCGAGTGGGATGCGGCAGGGCGTCAATGAGGCCACGCAAACGCTCGGGTCGCTCGAATCCTCGGCCAAGTCCATAGCCACCAATGTCGCCGGCTACCTGACGGGAGCGCTGTCTGTCGGCGCTTTCG